AGAAGGGGTCATCGACGGGAAAGACCAGGCCGTCCAGGGGGGCGTGTTCTTCGCGGACACGCTCATCCTGCATGGTGACATAGCGGAGGTAGGGGAATATCTCTGCAAGCTCCTGGATCTGCTGCCACTGGGCGGCAGAGTAGGCGGAGTTGGCGGCGGTGTCGTAGTTGGTGCGGAGGTGGTAGGGATTGGAGGGCTCGAAGCCGTTGAGCTGGAAGGAATCGGCCCAATCCAGGTAAGAACCTCCGGAGGCAAAGACGGCCTTGGCTTCCTCGAAAAGGGCGTCACGAAGGGCATTGGTCTGGACTCCGGCCATCTCGAAGGCCTGACGGGAGAACTGGGCCACAGCCGCGACATTGGGGAGGTCCCAGGAGAAGTTGATCACGTCGTCCAGGGATATGGAGTTTTTGCGGAGTTTGCGTTTGCGGGCGGCGTCGTGCCCTTTGACGTATGCCACTAAGAGGCCGCGGGTGAGGAGGGCTCCATACTCATTTGAGAGGGTGGAGAATTGAGAATTGAGAATTGAGAATTGAGAATTGAGAATTGAGGGGCCGGCGGCTTTGATGGTTTGTTTTAGTTTGCTGACGGCATTTAAAACTGGGGCGGCGTCTTTGGTGAAACGGCGGGAGAGGTTGCGGGTGAACATGTGATAGCGGAGGGAGAGGGTTCCCGCGGATGGCGCAGTGACGCACCGACTGAAGTCAGTGCTACGACCGGCTAAAGCCAGTGGTACGGGGCGGGGCATTATTGGCGCTCCGGGATGGGGACGTTGTAGGTGCGGTGCCAGTAGTCTTCCGGGAAGTCTATGCCGATATCGTTGTAGAGTTTGGTGTCTATCTGGATGCGGTCCAGGAGGTTGATCTTGGGTTTGGGTGCGACGGTGACTTCCAGATCAGAGCGGCCGAAGTTGATGAGGTTGAGGGTGTTTAGCCGGGATGTGATGAAGGTGTCCAGATCGCGGCAGTCTCCGGCCAGGATGTCGGAGCGGACCAGCTCGTGGATGGAGGCCTGGGCGTATGATCCTCCGGTGGCGACAGCTTTGGTGGTGAGGGTGTTGCCCAGGATGCGGCGGGTGATGCGGTCGTCGCAGAACTCACAGAGGGAGTGGTAGAGCTCGGCATTGGCGTTTTTGTTGACGAAATCCGCGAAGTCGATCACGACATTATCGGAAATCATGGCGGAGAGGTCGGTGCCGAAGTTCTGGAGCATGGCCCAAAGCTGATTCTTTTCCGCTTCGGAGGTGCCTGGCTTATACTTGGCAATCCTCGGCGGTTTGCCAAAGGTCTCACAGAACTGAGCCCAGTTGTTGATCGCGAAACTAAAGAAGACGTTGTAACGCAGGATGGAGTAGAAGACGGCGGTGTCCCGGGTGAGGTTGATGAAACGAAGGGGATCCAGGCTGATGGGCTTGCCTTCGCTGAAGGGAGTGAGAGCTCCGTCATGGATGCGGAGATCCGCTTTGGGATAGGCGAGATACTCGGCCGGATAGTAGAATCCATCGACGAACTCATAGCGGACTTGGCGGAAGAGAGCGCCGGTGAGTTTGAGCTCGAGGAGTAAATCGGCCCAGATGGGGGCAAATCGTTTGATTACAGAGCCAAAGTAGTCGATCTGGAGCTGGGACAGGTTTTGGGTGTCGAAGCTCACAGAAGCGGTTTTAAGGGCCTCAGCGCGGACGTCGCAGGCGGAGGCGACAGAATCGTCTTCATGGAAGAAGGTGGAGTATGCCTGGAGCATGGGGGTAAGCTGTCCATTCAGGAAGGAGTTACGAGCTGCCAGAAGAGTGGAGGCATCGAGAGTGTGGCGGACGTAGAACTTTGATTCCGGGATGGATACGGCGGTGACGGAGGGGAGAGTTAAGGGCTTTTTGGCAAAGGGAAGTTTCATTGGGTCTCCTTTAGTGAGATGCTATGCATGTGAGAGCGATGCTGTGAGAGCTGCGCTGTGAGAGCAATGCTGGTTAGAGCCTGCGGCTGGTTAGAGCAGTTCCTGCTGGTTAGAGCCTGCGGCTGGTTAAAGGGCGCGGTGCTCATAATCTATACATGGTTGATTTGGAGGGGATAGCACGGTATTCCATGGGGTGGGCGTGGTTTTTGAGGCATTCCACGGCACCGGCGAGGGCATCGGGGGCGTCGTCATTGGGATGAGAAGGGAAGCCGAGGAGCTGTTCTTCCAGGAGGAGGGTATCCGAGGTTTTGGCGGAGGGGAAGAGGATCCATCCCCATTCGAAGATGGGGGTAATGGCTTCGATGCGTTGGTCTTTGGGGAGTTTATTGGAAACACCCGCGACCGGGAGGAGGTAGCCCTGGGTTTCGGAAAGGGGCGGGATAAACTCCCAGAGGACCTTTTGCCAGAGGACGTCTTCCATGAAGATACGGGTGGGATAGCGGCGATCGAGCTCGTAGAGGTAGAGGAGCATGGTGTTGATGGAGGCGCGGCGGACCCAGGCATCGAGGAGGTAGTAGCGCTGGGCGGCGAGGCCGAGGGTGAGAACGGCTTTGTAATCCGCGGTGGCCCTGGCCGAAAGGGAGGGATCGCAGTAGGATACGATGGATTCGAAGCGCTCCGGGAGGTGGTCGTAGTAGCGGAACCACTCGGTGAGAAACTTGATGCCTTCCACGATGGGGTTCATCATGTAGTGGCGCTGGAAGCCGATGGAGCCGACGGCCTGTTCGATGACGCGGAGATCATCCAGGGTGAAGGCTTCGGGCCAGAGGGGGGTGCCGTCCTCGAGGATGGCGCGGCGGAGGATGAAGCGGATCTGGGGATTGGAGGGCTCGTCTTCACAGTCTTTTTTGAAGAGGTTGAGGGCGCTGTCCGCGTGGGTGAGGTTGCCGAGCCAGATGATGATGCCGCGGTCGTTTTCCATGGGGAGGGCGCCGAAGGCCTCTTCGCGGACGTAGTTCTTTTTTTCGCGGGCGATGCGGAGGTTGGTGGCCTGGTGGGACTCGAAGTCATCGATCACGATATAGTCCGGGCGGTAAGAGCCGAAGGTCTTGCCGCGAATGGGTTGGCGATATCCGAGGGCCAGGACGCGGCAGGTGCCGGAGACGATGTAATCCTCATCCGCCCAGATGGATGGCATCTGGGGGCCGAAATCCATGAGGAGGCGATCGTTGTTGGCGAGTTCGGCGGCGATGGAGCCGGTGCGTTCTTTGGCGAGATCTTCGTTTTCGGCAACCGCCACGAAGAAGTGGGAATCACCGCGGAGGATGTGCCAGATGGGCTTGATAACGGCGAGGTTGACGGTCTTGCCGTGAGCTCGGGGGGCGGCGATGGCGGTGATGGTTTTGGGAGTGGAAGCGGCGGAAATGATCTCGCGGTGGAAGGCTCCGAAGGGCTTGGTGATGTGTTGGGGGAAATAAGAGGTGGCGAAGAACTCGTAATCCAGGAGGGCGCGCTGGCGGCGTTTGGCACAGGCGACGGGATCGGAGTCTTTGAAGGGGGTGGCGTGGAGCTTGATGGAGCGGACGAGATCCTCGATGAGGGACTCGTAGTTGCGCGGGGTGACTTGAGTATTCATGAGTGAGAGCCTCCGGCTGTGAGAGCGCTGCTGTGAGAGCGCTGCTGTGAGAGCGCTGCTGTGACGCACCGACTGAAGTCAGTGCAACGACCGGCTAAAGCCAGTGTTACTGTGTTCATTGGAGGGCCTTGGGGGCGAAGAGGGCGCGGAGGTATTCGCTGAGGGGTTTAAGGTGTTTTTGCCACAGTTTTGTCAACTCGGGATCCCCGGCGGTGTTGACGTAGTTGGTGGCGCCTTCCAGGATGTGGTAGAGGGAGTTGAGGATCTGGCGGTTGGGGGCCAGGCGCTCAAGGGCTTTGGTGAGTTTAACGAGCTTATCCACCTGGGAAGGATCGCCAATGGACTCGTTGTCAATCATGGTCTTAACAAGCTTATAGAGCTGGGCCTCGACGTCGCGGGCTATTTCGAGATTGCCGACGCGGAGGAATGAGTTCCAATCGTGCCGGACCTTCCAGTTATAGACGGTCTTGAGGGGGATCTTGAGTTGAGTGGCGATGGTTTCCATAGGGACGTTTTGGATGAAGAGCTGGAGGGCGTTTTCGCGGGTGGATTTAGAGTGTGCCATTATATGCCTCCGGCATGTGAGAGCTGCGCTGTGAGAGCGATGCTGCGAGAGCTGCGCTGTGAGATGCTGCGCATGTGAAACGGTATCATTTGGACTCCTTTTGGGTGTTGAACCAGGCGGCTACGGCGTTCTCCAGGGTGGAGCGGGTGTGGGGTGGAATGAGGAGGAAGGGCCTGGCGGGGATGGTGACTTGCTTTTTGAGAGCGTAGAGGGGGGTGATGGAGCCATCGGATTCCTTCTGGAAGATGACGCCTTTCTGGATAAAGGTGTTTTGGAAATCACGAGGGCGGCGGACGGCTGCCTCTTTGGTTAGTGGGATGGTGAGGTATTTGCCGCGGACGGGACGGATGATGCCGCCTTCGTGGTGAATGCGGGCATAGCGAAGATTGGTGCCGACCAGGACGGAATCCGGGGTGGTGACGAACGATATGGAGTTTACCAGTTTGGCGGAACGGACCAGGGTGGTGCCGGATTGTTTGGAAGAGGGCGTGACCTGGCCGGAGCGGATGCGGGCCTTGATGTCACGCGTGAGGATGACGCCGATGGACTTGAGGAGGGTGTCGAAGTTACTCATGGGGTCGTTTCCCGCAGATTACGCAGATTGGAGCGCTGATATCACAGATGGTTAGAGCCTTCGGCTGGTTAGAGCAGTTCCTGCTGGTTAGAGCCTGCGGCTGGTTAAAGGGGCGGATCATAGGGGGGCCGAGAAGTTGCGGGTGGCGGCGGCGTATTTACAGTCGTTATAGGTGTCGGATGTGTGATCCTGGGCTGTGAGTTTGATGGTGCCGCGGGCGATCATTTCCAGGAGTTTGATGGCGTTGTCATAGTCTTTGATGACGTGTTCCGGGAGGGTCTTGGCTTGCTTCTGAGCCCAGAGGTTGCGGACGGCGATGGAGGTGCTGATGGTGGTGATGAGCTTGGGGGTGGAGGTGAAGGGAAGCGTGACGGCGGCTGCTATGTAGCCGTCGATGGTGTCGTCCGCTTCGGAGATGAAGCCCTCGATGTCGGCGGTTTCCATGCCGGTGGTGATGAGGGTGGCGAAAGAGCCGAGCTTGGCGAGGATGAGGTCGAGGGTTGAATACATGTGGTCTCCTGGGTTAGAGCCTGCGGCTGGTTAGAGCAGTTCCTGCTGGTTAGAGCCGTTCCGGCTGGTTAAAGGCGCGCTCATTTGCGGATGGTGAAGTTGAGGCGATAGACGGCGAGGCCGGGCATGATGCCGAGGAAATCGCCATCGGTGAAGAAGCAGCGTCCGAAATATGCGTCGGGCGGGATGGAGGGGGTGGTATCCAGCTCGTAGCGGACGGGTTTATCGTGGAGGGCTGAGATGGCGGCATCGATGAGATCCAACATGTCGTCTGCAGAGGTGCCGTGGATGTGGGTGGTGACGAGATAGACGGAGGCCGTGAAGGCGAGCTGGATGGGAGAGGCTTCGCGGTCGTTGGCGACGCGGGTGATGGCTACGAGGGCGGCGGGCGGGAAGACGGAGGTGTCTTCGAGATCTTCGAACTGGCCTTCGTAGGGCTGCACCTGGGCGAGGCCGAGGGCGGTGGCGGAGAGCTTGGCGAGAAACCAGGACATGAGGTGTTTGGTCATGTGAGAGCCTTCGGCTGGTTAGAGCTTCGCTGGTTAGAGCCGTTCCGGCTGGTTATAGCCTTCGGCTGGTTAGAGCCGTTCCGGCTGGTTAGAGCGTTGGCGGTTGTTTTCATGAGGTCTCCATGGGTGTAAAAGATGGGGGGATAATTACCACGGAATGGAAAAAATTGAGAAAAAGTGTCGTAAGTTACGATATAAAAGGGGTTCGCGCGGGTGAGGCGTGGTAAGGGGAGCACATGACGCACCGACTGAAGTCAGTGCTACGACCGGCTAAAGCCAGTGGTACAGCCGGGTGGAGATGAGATGAAAGTTTTTAACATGAGCAACGCGATCGATGGGAAGCTGCCGAGCGAGATCCACATTGTGCCGATAGGCGAGTGGAAAGAGCGGGGCTTTCGGATTACCGCGGAAGATTGCCAGGACATCATCCGGAACTTTGAGAGTTTTGGGATCAAGCTGGTGATCGATTACGAACACCAGAGCCTAAACAGCGCCTGCAACGGCGAGCCGGCCCCGGCCGCGGGCTGGATCGGGAAGCTGGAGCTGCGGGATAACGGCGTGTGGGCGAGCGATCTGGAGTGGAGCGATGAGGCCAGGGAGTATCTGGAAGGCAAGCAGTACCGCTACATAAGCCCGGTGATCTGTTTCGACGACCGGGACCCGCACACGGACAGCTGGATCGGCTGCAGTCTGCACAGCGTGGCGCTGACAAACACCCCCTATTTTCGTGATGATCTGGAGCCGATCATCAACAGCAGGTATGGCTCACACGGTAGTAAGTCTGCCGGCCTGGAGACCGGCACCCCAGCCGGGACCTCCGGCACCCCCAACAACCAGCCCGCAGACGCGGGCAACAAGGAGAAGGACATGACGCTCGAAGAGCAAGTTGCCGCGCTGAAAGCGGAGCTGAAAGAGAAGGATGCCAAGCTGGCCGAGGCGGAGAAACAGATCGCCGCCAAGGACGCCGTGCTGGCGGAGCAGGCGCAGACCCGAATGGTGGATGAAGCGATTGCCGCCAAGAAGCTGCTGCCGGCGCAGAAAGAAGTGGGCCTGATGCTGGCCAAACAGGGTAAAGAGGCTTTTGACAAGTTCATAGCCTGCAACGTGATCCCTGATTTGGGCAAGCCGGCCGTGGTGCCTGAGACGGGTGGAAAGCCTGAAGATCTGAAGGCGATGTACATCGAGCTGTTGAAGAAACCCGGGGAGATGATGCAGCTGAAGAACGACAACCCCGAGCGCTTTGAGGCCATGCGTAAGGCCTACTACGGAGGATAGGATGGGATTTTTCCCTCAAATCTGGAACGACAAGACCCTGGAAAGGATCAAAGCGGCTTTGCGCGAGACTCAGCGCATCGTGAACAGCGTGATGGACTACACCCCGCTGACCCTGGGCGCCAAGGCCAACACCTACAACGGCCCGAAACTGAGCGGACTGACGCTGCAGAGCTTCCCGGTGACAACCGCGGATGACCCCAGCGAAGGGGCCATCAGCTTCGAATTTGACCAGCGCAAGGGCGTGGTCTTTAACCTGAACAGCATCGACGCGGCCCAGGCCAGTGTGGACATGCTGGACAGCCTGACGGCGGACGCCACCGACACCATCCTGGACGGCTATGACAGCTTTATCCTGGGCAAGATGATCGACGGCCTGAGCTCCTCCAGCGGCTTCAAAAACACGATCAGCGACACCACCGGTCACAAGATCAGCAGGGCTGATTTCCTGGCTGCACGCAAGAAGCTGAACCAGCTGAAAGCTCCTCGCCGGGGGCGCTATTGCGCCATCCATCCCGACCTGGAAAGCGACCTTTTCGACATCCCGGACTTCATCTCCCGCGACAAGATCGCCGACACCACAGCCATGCGCGATGGCGTGATCGGCCGCTGTTTGGGCTTTGACATCCTGCTGGCCGACGTGCCGAAGGTGACCAACGCCTGGAGCCGCACCGCCGGCACCTTGCCAGTGGCGCTGTTTTATCACATGGCGGCCTTTGGATTCGGGCGCAACCAGGAGCTGGAAAGCATGAGCGCTCCTGATCCCAAAATGCCCGGCGACGTGGTGAGCCTGTACTCCGTGTTTGGCGGAGTGGTGCAGGAAGACACCTGGGTGCTGGGCTACCGCAAAGACGTGGCTTAGGGGGTTGAGATGAGAAAGACAAACATCACCCTGACCCTGATGCTGATCTTTGTGGCGATGAGCCTGCTCTTCCCCACCGAGGCGGCCGCAAAGACCCTGAAGATGGACCTGAACGGAATTCCGATCCAGCTCACGCGCTACTGGAGCTGCGTGAGCGACACTATTCCGGCACAGGCACCGGCTGTGTATGACAGCCTGGCAATCCCCAGCGATGCCGCGGAAGTGATTGTGATAGGCAGGCACCAGGCTCTGTATATCCGACCTGGATCTTCGACTGGCCCAGTAGCCGCCACCGGGTGGATCTATATACCGAAAGACGTAGCTTTCAGCTTCCCCGTGATGGACCAAAATCCCGCATACATAGCCTATAAATCGGCCACAGGGGCCGCCAGCATTAACCTCGTTTGGAAACGAATGTGACGACACCTCACCTCCTCGAAGGCAGTGGGGGCGGACCTGAAATCCAGTTCCCCGTGCCTTTTTGGGGAGGTTTCCCGCGGATTACGCAGATGATTGCGCAGATGTTTAGGAGTAAACAATGAACAAACAGTACTTTAAGAACGTGTATTACCGGATGGCCGCGGCTGTGGTGAGCACGTTGACGAAGGGTGGATCTTACCCGGATTACACCTTTAGCGGCTGGACGGCATTGGTGGGCGCGGTGGCTGACAAGGCCAAGCTGGGCCTGGAAGCCGACGGCAAGGACCCGATGGGTGACGGCACCGAAAGGGTGAGCGGCGAGAAGATCCCGCTGGAGATCCCGCTCCGCGAATTCACCGGCGCGAACTACGCCACAATCAGGAGCGCTTTCCTGAACCAGAAAGTGGATGTGCTCTTCCTGGACCCCGAACAGCCGACGGTGGCTTTCGCGGCCTTCGGAGTGCGGGCATATCCGGCCATCAACATCACCGGCGGAGAGGATCCCGTGATCACTCTGCAGGGCGAAAGAAAGACGGGCGCGGCCATCAGCGGCACGCCATTCCAGATCATTGCGGTTAGTTAGATTCATGAAGGGGCGGGCAGTGAGCCTGCCCCTTAACCGCTTTATGTTTCCCGCCAGGGCTTTCCTGATTTCCCGCAGATTACGCGGATTGTTGCGCTGATTTCGCAGATTAAGGAGATGAAATGAAACAATACTTTGACGTATATATCAGGCTGGGCGGGGCCAGGATCCCGCTGGACGATCTGGAAAGCGTTGCCAATATCGTGGATAGTTGGGACCGGCTGGAATTTCCGGAGCTGAAGGCCAGCATCAAGATCAGTCCGCAGACGGTGGAACTGGGTGATGGCACCCAGGGAGTTGACGGCGAAAAGGTGGAAGTGGAAAGCGGGACATTCCGCTGTGATATAGCCGAACACAACTATCTCCGCGACACTTTCCACAACCAGATATGCGATGTGCTGTTCCACAATCCGCAGAGCCAAGAGATAGTGGCAGTGGCTTATGGGCTGAAGGTGACGGTGAGCCACATTGTGAGTAGCGGCGAGAGCCGGGTGATCAAGCTGGCGGGAGCCCGAAGCCTGGGGGTGGGCGCAGTGGAATCCGGCACGGTGGTAATCATGGCGAGCCTTGATGTCTATAATACCGTATTGCTAACCGGGACAGTATATGAATCAGACGGGGTGACACCAGTGGAAGGCGCGATAGTGAGCGTGACGGTGGGCACAAACGTGTATGAAGACGAAACGGACAAGGACGGGAAGTATCTGATCCTGGCACGCGACGCTGAAAATGGAATGAGCCTGGAAGTGGCATGCATAAAAGGCGGCAAGCTATTGGCAGCGAAGCAAATTGTGATTGACATATACAGGGACAACGTCCTGGATATGGTGGCCAAGAAAGGGGAATAATGGCAGCCGGAGCGATTAACGTGGTGGCTTTGGTGGCCGGAATAGTGGCCAGCCTGATCAGTGGGTGGGTGATGTATCAATACACCCGCCGGCAGGCCAGAGCGGAAGCGGTGGAACAGCGGGTGCACGAACTGGAGATCAAGATGGCGAGCCAGGTGGGTGAAGACCGCTTACGCGAGATCATCCGGGATGAACTGGCGAAGTGGGAATTGTGCATGATGAAGGATGGCCGGATTGGCCGGAGGAACGGATGAGGTTGAGGGAGTTTCCCGCGGATTGCGCGGAGTTTCCCGCAGATTACGCAGATTGCTGCGCAGATTTCGCAGATTAAGGAGATATGATGAACCGAGACGATGTGATGAAGGTGATCCGGAGGCGCTGCATCGAGGCCTTTGGCAAGAAAGCGGTGATTGACTGGGACCTGGACAAGATCGCTGAGGCGCTGGTTTCCGGAGCCGAAAGGTATAAGGTGCAGATCGAGCTGGCGCTGGCGCAGGGGATACTGGAGTGTCACTTCGGGTGCAATCCCGCGGCTAAGCGCAGCCGGAAGACGCGCAACATCTATAACGTGGGCAACGTCGATGACGGCAGGAACCGTTTCTTTACAAGCTATGAGGCGGGGATCGACGTGTATTTCCGGCTGATGGCGCGGGAATACCGGTGGCCGGGTGAAGGCGAGAGTGTGAGCGTGGAGATGATGGA